GCCTTAGCAATGGGATTGGACTTTTTGAGCTTGTCTCTTGCCACCCTTGCGTTGTGTTCCTCAGCGCGTGCGGATAGTTCGCCAAGCGCGGTCTGAAGTGGCTTGGTTTCGGTGTCCGTAAGCGGAGCAACGGCCTGTGATGGCGCAACTGGTACAGCCATACCTTCGCCGCGCACCTGCAATGGCACACCCCGCTCGCGCTGGTACTGCTCCGGCGTCATCCCGGCCTCGGCGGCGTCCACGACCACCATCGCCTGACGAAACTTGGCAATCGTCCGTGCCTCGATGTCGGTGAACTGTCCAACCGAACGGATTTGCTCGAACGCCTGATCCTCGATCTGCTGCGCCTCGGCGACGAATGCGGCGTCGGCGTCCTGCTTCGTGGCTAGGATCTGCTCTGCCTCCGCACGGATCTGCACCAGCTCGGCACGGATGCGCTGCGCCTCAAGGAAGCTCGGTGCGCCGGCCGAAAGGCGTGCATGCTTCTTCAGCTCATATTGCAACGGAGTCTTCGCGATCCGAACCGTGAACTGCTCCATCGGGATCGTGATGTTGTAGCCGCCGAGCGGGATGTCCTTCTCCTGGAGCGTCTCGATTTGCTGACGGACGCCGGGGAGGGCAGCGTCGAGCTCCACGTCCGTCAGCCCGGACTGCCGCAGGATGTCGTTCGCGGTTGCCGCGTCGATGAATACCGTCGATGCGTCGGAGCCTTCCGCTGTGGACGCGATGTATGACTCCAGCGCCGTGGAGTTGCGCGGCAGAAGCTTGCTCTCCGATACGGCCTTGATGATGTTCTCAAGCTTCTTGTGCTCGTTCATCGCCCGCGACGCTTTGCGAACGTCCAAATAGAACCCGACAGCTGGACCGGGCAGGCCGACCGTCACCATGCCGAGGGCAGTCTCGACCGCCACGTTCGCGAGCCTGTCAGCGACCTCTGCTCGTCCTTCCGGCGTGGAGAGCACCAACGGCTTATCCTGTAGGTACAGGCCGAGCTCCATAGCAAGGACGTTGTTCATCTCCTGGAGCGTTTCCGTGCCCGTCTCTGAGGCAACCGATCCGGCGTACCACAGGCCGAACCGTGCAAATGAGTCGCGCACCGTCCGCTTCCTGACCGCTTCCTTGACCGCGTTCCCGAACGCCGCCTTCAGCGGCGCACGCAGCGGTGCCGTGACTAACTCAAGCGACCCGACGTCCAGGGCGGCATTCAGGATTCCCGCGCCGAACGCGATCTTGTTCGCGAGGTCATGCCCGAGTTCCGGCTCAAGTTCGCCGTAAATCGAGGCCGTTTCCATGCGGCGCGACCGTTCCAACATGGTGGTCCAAAAACCAGCCTTCAAGCCAAGCAAGACTCCCGCAGGAACAGTAGTTGGTGCAAGTGGCCCTCCTATAAATCCGGCACCACCACCAATCACTCCACCAGTCAGAATCGTTTCTACATCCTCAATCCGCCAGTCAATGAGTTGCTGGCTGACGAGATAGGAACCCTGCTCGGCAAGACCAGTTTCTTTCGACAGCTCGGACAGTTCCTGCTGGTACGACTGAAGCGCGGCCTTCTCGTACTCCTCGAGGTATCCGTTCCGCTGCCGCTGGCGCTCGAATATCTCCGACATATCGGCCTGCGACACTGCCTTGGTGAAACCCTCGCTGATCCCGGTCTGGATATCTTTGATGAACCGGAACGTGCGCCCGATGACCGACAGGTTCGGGAGGTCGTCGTAGGCCATCCTCGCGAACTCCCGGTCGGCGATGTAGCGAGCAAGGACAGGGTCATTACGCAGCAAGTCCATGCGCTCGGTGTCCTGGATCATCGCCTGCCGGCGCATCTCGGCCATGTTCCGCAGCGCGATGTCCTGGCCGACCCCGAACCGCTTGCCGAGCGCGTCAGCCTGCGCCGCCTCGTCTGGGTTCACCTCTGATGCGGCCATGAGCGATGACGACATGTCCTGCCGGCGCTGCGCCGCGATGTCCTGCACGGCGCGGTCGATGTCCATGTCCACGGGTTCTGGCTTCGGCATCGGGACGCCTGACATCCCGGCGACGGCCTTCTCGATGGCATCGAACCCCGGGTCAGCGGGGTTCTGCGAGGGTGCGAAACGTGCCATCTGCTCGTTGATGTCGGGTTCGATCATTGAGGCTTGCCTGCGCGGAGCCAAGCCTCCGCGATGTTTCGGATGTCGGTCGGGAGCCCAGAACGTCCGAGCGCATTTCGGATCTGCGTCATGCGTGCTGGTGGAATGTCGCGGAGCATCACGTCCTGTTTATCAACGGTGACGTATGCATGCTCAAGTTCTCCGGGTGCCATTGACGCGAACGGCACCTCTGGGTCGAGGCCCCATTGGCTGACAAACACCTTGTCGAGCACGGAGCGGTCGATGATGCGCTGCTTCTCGTCTCGGGAGAGCTGGCGTCCGATTCGCTCTTGCTCTGCATTGATGAGCGTCTTGATGTTGTCGCGCATGTAGAGCGACTGTGCCGCAGCAGCATCATCACCCTTCGGCGGGTCGGCGATTTTGGTGAACCCGTTTCGCGTCAAAGTTGCCTTGAGCTGGTCTTCGTCGATACTTGCGGCAACGATGCGGTCTGGCTTATTGCGCTCCGCAATGAGTCGAACAAATGTCGATGGCGTCATTTTGTTTCGGTTGCGCTCTAGCCAGTCTCCCTCGGCGACGAGCGCCGGGTTGCGTGCAACCTGCTCCATGACGGTTAGTTCATCTTCCTTCCGTTGACCAGCCATGTATCGCGCACGATCTGCTGGACGAAGTCGCCCAAACTGGTCTGGAGGAAGGTCGGAAACGCTATTCCCTGGTACAGATAGGAATTGCTCCGTGTTTTCGATCAGAGTCGCATATTCCTTCTCACGGAGCGCGTCATCCTGCCCAAACTGTGTGCGCAATTCAGACTGAACGAATTTGCGAGTCTGGTCATCCTTGATCTGCTCGGCGATGTCAAGCGCCTCACGAAGTGTGTACGGCGGCTCGACAGGACCTTCCTTCTGCTGCCAGTAGGTTTCCGGATCGCTCTTTGACATCAGCAATCCAGAAGTCTTGATGCTTGTCGTGAGTTCACCGACAACAGATCGCAGTCGATTTGATTCAACAGATTCCGACAGTTGCTGGATTGTCTTGGAATTCAGGTTGCTCGTCGTTTCAGAATCCGACAGGAATTCGCTGGCCTGCGCGTATTCCTTCTCGGCCATGAGCCCATTCACGATCCCGACCGCCATGCGATCATAAACCTTCTGCTCAAGCTGCTTCATCTGTGCCGAGTCCGGCGCATAGCCCATGAGTTCACCGGCATTGCGAATCTCTGTGATCGCAGTGTCTGCATTGGCCGCATAGTTGATGAGCCCGACCGGGCGACCTTCGGCGTCCTTGAGGCTGCGTTGCGAGTATGCCTGGATCGCATAATCGGCGCTCAACTCTGCGCGGGACGTTGCCTCGTTCGTCTGGTACACGCGGAGCTGTTGGACGCGGTGCTGGCCCATGCGGCTCTGGAAGATCCCCATGTTCCGGGCAAGGATCGGGGAGAGCATCCGCCGCTGCACGTCGTTGTCGAGCATCCCCATCGCCGACTGCCCTGCCTGCGACAGCTCGGCCTGCATGGCGTCATAGTTCACCTCGGCATCCTTGCCGATCATCGACATGTACTTATCAGTCACTGCCTGCATGCCCCTACCGGCGGCCACGTCGGCTTCCTTGGTCTTGGCCTCGTCAATGCCGTCCTGGATGGACGAGCCAAGCCTGTAGGCCGCCATGCCCGTCTGGGTGAGCTGCTGCCCGAACCGTGCGACCTGCGGTCCTGCGAGGTTCTCAGCTGGCTGGATACCCGGGGCTGCGAAGTCGCCGATGGGTCCGGCTCCCTGCGGGGCGACCTGCGGAACGAAGGTGGTCGGTACGGTCGGCATTGGTTAGATCCTCTGCGTTCCGACGCCGGCGAGGAGTTCCTCGATGCGGCGGTTCCGCGCCCAAGTGGTGGCGATATCGGTGGCACCGCCGAGGAGGCTCGTCCCGAGCGCGAGTCCCGGGTAGATCGTGCCGGCGGTGGCCTGTAGGTTCTGCGCGGAGATGTCGGCCATCGTTGCCCCGACGCCGATATTGAACGCCCGCAGGCGGGCCGCCTCCTGCTCGCGCACGGTCGAGGCGTTGATGTTCAGGCGGTCGATCTCCTTCATCAGGTCCATGCTTCCGATGATTTCCTTGGCACTGCCCGCGCCGAGGACTGCCCCACGGGCCGCCAGCGCAGCCTGTGCGCCGGCACGCGCCTGTCCAGCACGCATGGAATACTGCCCGAACCGCTCCGCGCCCTCGCGACCGATCTGCCCTGCCGTAAACTCCGCGGCACGCTGATTGATACGGCCCATCTCGGCGGCGAACCGCTGGTTCTGCGCCTGCATCTTGAGCTGGTTCTGCTGGCTCTGCGCCGCGTAGAACGAGCCGATGGCCCCGGTGATCGACCCGAAGATGCCCGCGATTGGGCCGGCGACAGTCATGGCTTCGGAAAACGCCGACCCAAATGACGGTCCAGTTGCGAAATTCTGTACAGCGTACGACTGACCTGCTAGGAGTGTTGGTCCAGTCGGGCTGGTAGAGAACGGTACCTGTACGACTGCCATGTCAGCCTCCGGTGTTCACTTCAAGGGTCAGTCCGACAATGGTCAGTGGAAGTGGGTCGGTCTGACGGACGTAGATTTGACCAGACTGCTGCCAACTCGGGGTGAGTTTCACAGCGATTTCGTCTGTGGTGAGTTCTGGAGGAGATCCATATGGCTCCGTGGTGCGCTGCTTTGCCTCGACCAGATTGTCCGCGTTCGGTCCGACGAAGATTCCGCTCGAGCGGTAGACACGAATGAATGCCTCGTTGACACTCTTGGCTCGTCCTTGTCCGAATGCTTCCATCTGGATTGTCATCGGAAGCGTCTCGAGGTCGCTGACGTATGGCAGGCCGACATGCACGACCGTGCTCGGCCGCTGCAATACAGCCACACCGCTCGTCACCGTGACCTGCGGCATCACGGCACCGTCCGCGAGGATGCTGACCGTCTTTCCCTCAAGGTGCGTCAGGCCGCCAACCGTGTCACGCGCCCATGCCCACGTCGCAGTCGCAACGCCACGCAGGGCCGCCGGAAGCAGGATGTCCGTCCTGGCAGTGGCGACCGTCGGGGATGTCGTGGACAGGATCGTCAGGCGGTACTTGTTCCCATTTGAGTCGGTCAGAACGATGGCGTCGCCCACGTCGGTGGTCGCCGGCCACTGGAAGATGGCGCTGCTCGCCGTAATCGTCAGCACGTCGGCCGGACCCCAGGTCGTGCCGCCCGTTACCGTGACCGTGGTGGCAGTCGTGTTCGTTCCGTTGTAGGTCAGGCCGCTGTCCACGAAGAAGCAGTCCTTCAACTCGCCGACCTGCCGGCTTGCGAACCGCTCCACGTATCGCTTCGTCACGCCACCGATGGTTCGCTTGACAATGACGTACAGGCGATCCTCGGTTCCTTCTGCCACGGCAGCGCACGATTCAAAGTCGCCGTCCGTTTCGTGCTGGTGCCATGCACCAATCTGCTGTTCGGGGATGTACGTCAGGCCGAGCATGCTTCCCGTGCTCGAGATGAACCACAGAAGCGGCTGCGGAGCCTTGCTGTAGCACATGTCCGTGATGTCGAAACTGTCGAATAGGTGCGTGGCACGCAAGGACAGGTCACCAGTAAGAAACCCGCTCGCCTGCCAGGAGTACCCAAGCTCGCGCACGTGGCCGTCGCGGGCCGAGCAGTAGACCACCGTGTTGTTCACGATGGACGGCTGCACGTTATTTGCTCCGACGTAGGACTGCGGGCGCACCGATATGGTGGTCGGCGTGATCGTGTCGCTGTTCACTGGACTCACGCGCCATTCAGCAGCGCTCGTCAGGGCGAGGAGCTGAGTCAGCGGCACGAGGTGGCGGATCGTGTTCGCCTCACGCGCTGCGACACGAAACGCGATTCGATCCGTGTCGATCAGTGGAATGTGGTACGAGATGTCGTTTTCAGTCCCGGTTCTCGTCATCCACATCGTCTGCGGCGCGTTGGTCGTGCCGGCGAACACGCGGCGCTGCTCGAAGTAACTGACCGCGCCTGGGTAGTTGCCGCTTGACGCGAACACGGTATCGACGATTGGCGGCGTGATTCCGAGGTCCGGAGCGATGTTGTTGTCGGTGAACGTCGTGAGATCGGTCTGCCCGATCAGTCCATACAGGCCATTCTGTCGCTTGTAGATGTTGTAACGAGCAGCACCGGACACCGAAGACCACGTGATCGTGTTGCTCGATCCCTGCGCGTTCAGGTTGTTGCTTGCGCTTGCTGATGAGCTTGGAGCGCTCTCGTCAATGCCGTTCGGAGAAACAGTCGTGACAACGTAGTAACTGGTGAAGTCAAGCGCCTTGTCGCCGAACTGGACATATCCGCCGCTCGACCACGTTCCATATGACGTTGTATTGAGCGCAGTTCCACTGCTATACGAGCGAACTGTGAACTTGTCCGTCGGACCAATTGATGCGACGATGTAGTAATCGGTCGGGAATGGATTCGTCCACGTTCCGCCATCAAGGTAGACCGGATCTCCAACCGACAATCCATGCGGTGCGGTCGTATGTGCTACTCCGGGACTCGCAGCAGTGAATCCGATGAGGTCAAGCGCCTCGCCTCGATTTGCGGTCACCGTCACGCTTGTCGGTGACGTGACGGTCGAAGCAAACGAAATGGTTGTAAGTGTCCACGTGGTCGCCCCCAGCCGGCGCAACTCACGCGGTGCGTAGTTCGGATGGACGAGCGTCAGCACGTCGGCCGACTGCACGTAGTGGATGTCGAACAGGTCGGCCTCGGCGTAGGGATTCGGGATCTCGTAGATCCCCGCTGGAAGCGCATACCAATACGTTGCGTTCGGAGGAGCGTTGCCTGTGGTCGCTGCGATGCAGTAGTAGTTCACTCCTCCCGACGAGACAAGCGCACCAACCGCGTAAGTCGTGGCGCCGTTGTACGCGGCAGGTGTTCCCGGCCCGAGCGTCGCGCCCTGCGTGTGGAAGCGGAAGTACCCAGCTCCCATCTCGAGCACCATTGTCTGCGTGGTGCTGAACGTGAACGGTAGCAGCCTAGTGCGCTTCGTGCTGTCCTTGACCTCTCGCACAAACGCGGTGCCGGCGCGATTCTCAGCAGGACCCTGCGGAAGCGCAACAAAGTTGAGCATCTTTGCCGCGCCGGTCTGGAACTTTACGTCATCGATCCGCCCCCACATCTCGGGCGACACCTCGCCGCCGGCGAACGACCGTGTGTAGGTGCGGGTTAGTGCCATATCAGCGACCGGAGATCCACGAGGTGATATGACCTGGCTTTACGTCACGCTGGCTGGCATCGGACGCACGTGCCTGCCCAAGGTAGATGGCGACCATCTGCAAACATCGCTGTCCCTGCCTCGAACCTTCTTCGCCCTTCATAATCGGTCCGGCGAGGAACGATGCGAGCTGCCACGACAGTGCCATCGTGAACAGAGGGTCAAATTTGGTGGAATCGCTCACAAGCGCCTGATAGCGCAGGATCGCGTCCTCCTGATTCGTGTAGATGACCTTGTTCCCGAGCGTGTCCGTCTCGATGACGAACTCCTGCGGGACGTAGACGCCTGCCGCGGTAATGGGCGGGTTCGTCCACCCCCAGCCGTATCGGTCTGCCGGGTAGGCGCGGACGGAGTAGTCGTTCTCCGCGTCGGGCGGCAGCACGGCCACGGCGGTCATCATGTCGCCGGGGCAGGCGTATGCGTACTTCCACATGGTGTATGGCATGGTCACGCCCGCGAGGCTGACCCGGCGCGAGGCGAATCCCCATGCATGCATCTGGAGCAGCGTGTCCCGTGCGATTGGGTAGAAACGCTGGCAGTGCTCTGCCTGAGCGGAACCCTCCGGCGGGTCGATGCTGGCGACGGTGGCGTCATCCCCGAGGTGCGCGAGGGCGAGATTGCAGATTTCCACGACCGATGGCATGTCTGCCTCCCGTAGGACGGGAGGGGCGCCGTGGTTTCCCGCCGACGCCCCTCCCTGTTCACGAACTCATTGCGAGCTCACTCCGTGCCTGCTGCCTCAGCCACCTTGCCCTTGCGGAGACGTCGCTGCGGCGCTTCGGATACGGTCGGCTCCGGTTCCGCGCCCACGCCCTCGAGGTACTCGAGGTGGTGGTTGTACGGTCCCTTGTACTCGAACACGTCTCCGGGCTGGCGCAGCCCGTTTTCCACGAAGCAGAGGATCTTGGCCTTGACCTTTGGCATGAATGGTTCCTATCAGACAATCGTGAAGCCGGAAGCGTAATTGCGCTTGCCGTCCTGCATGTCCATGACCAGGTCAGCAATGATTGCACCAGCAGTGTGGGTACCAGTGGTGACAACCTGTGCTCCGAGGTACTGAAGGCCAGTAGAACCAAGCAACTGCGGGCTGACGCGGACAGCAATTTGCTGACCAACGCCAAGGTTTGCAGTCGTGATCAGGCTGACCTCTCCAACGACAATGTTTCCAGACGCGAGCGTTGCACTGCTAGAAGCAACGGCCTGGAAAGTTGCGTTATTACCGCCGACAAGCGCGGTCGTCACCGTGAAATACACAAACAGGTTTTCACCAGCGCCCATTTCGCGGTTCTGGGTTCCCTGCGCAACCGTGTACAGGCTGCCGGATGCGGTGGCAGAGTATGCGGTGTTTGACTGAAAATTCACGACATCAGCGCACACATAAGTGCCGGCAGAGGTGATTGGTCCGGTGCTGCCAAAGCGAAGATTGTTATCAAGAATCATTGTGTGTTTCCTTCCTGTGTCCTATTAGGACACGACGGCTTCCGAGTTGATGAGCTGATCGACGCGACGGCAGGGGACGCCGAGGAACGACAGCCAGCTGTACGCCGTGCCGAACTGCGACAGACCCTGATTCACGGCGAGGACGTTCTGGCTGCGATCAAGTGCCTTCACCGCGAGGCCGCTGTGGACGGTCCGGTTCATGTAGAACGCGGCGCGACCCATCGACATGTTCGGGATGCGGTACATGGCGCGAGCCATGAGCTTGATGAGATCGTAAGCAGATGTGCTGGCCTGCGTTCCGGTCACGCCGACCAGATCGCTCACGTCGATGTTCGCAATGCGAACGACATAGCGCCAGTCCTTCACGACCAGGCCGTTCTTCCACTGGTAACGAGTGGCGTAAGCCTGGAGGCGGTTGTTGCCGTCATAGACGGTCTGCTCGCCGAGATCCTCGTGCATGAGACCAGCCGTCGATCCCTTCGGGAAGGGGCAGTAGACGGTGTTGTCGCCCCAGACAACCAGATACACCGAGGTGTTGTCCGAGCCGCTGCCGTTGGCAGAGATGATGTTCTGGCCGTTGGACGCGGACGTGGACGAGTAACGAGCAGCAAGACCAAGGTACGACTTCGGCTCGATGGCGGGGTTGCCATAGAACATCGTCGCAGCCTGCGTCTGGTTCATGGCCTCGAGGAACGCAACATCCTCGGACAGGCGGAACTGCGCGGTGTTGCCATTCAGCATGGCGAGATCCTTATCGACCTCGCTGCGAGCCTCGAGGATGCCGCAAGCTTCATCGACCTGGGCAGTCTGCGACTTGCTGTTCGGAATGCCCTGGTTGAGGGCGCGCCAGTAAACGGCCGGGAGGCCCGTGCGGATCACGACGCGCTCGCCGGTGGGCAGGTTGCCCTCCTTGAACACGCAATCCTCGAGGATCTCGTTCGACTGCGACAGGAGTTCCGCGATGACCGGGACGCGGCCCTCGGGATCGGTGCGCTTCGCCCAATCGGCGAGCGTCAGGTTGGTGCTAGTAAGAGTTGCCATGACTGTTTCCCTTTCGTGGGTTTAGGTGCTGGAGGAATACAAGGCGTCGGCAAGGTCATTGAACGAGCGTGGTCCGGCCGACTTGGCTTCGCCCTTGGTGCCCGTGACCATGCTGTCCTCGCTGATCGCCTTCCCGGCGCGGAACATGAACCGGATCACTTCCGGGTGGTTCCCGAGGCCGGACTCGTTGAGCAGGCTGCGGAGTTCGGTGGTGCCGAACGCATCGAGCGCCTTCTTCGCCACGGACAGGTTCTCCGACAGACGCTCGCCGCCAAACTCCTTGTCGGCCTTGCTGCTGTCGGCCCATCCAGTGCGGACGGCCTCGATCTGCGCCGCTTGACGTTCGGCCAGCTTTGGGCCGACCGTGTCAAGGACACGCTGCGCGGCTTCCTGCGACAGGTTCAGCTCCTTCGCCACCTTCGAGTACTCGGCGATGACCTCGGAGTCGAACGTTCGACCCTCCGGTGCCTTGAACTCGTAGGTCTCCGGCGCGGTCGGCTTGGCGTCGGCGGGTGCCTCAGCGGCCTTGGCGTCGTTGGCTTCAGGAGCCTTGCCGGCAGCGGCCGCATCCGCGGCTTGCCGGCCCTGGGTCGTGGTCGCCTTCTGCTCGCTGCCGTAGAGCTTCTCGGCCGTCGCCGAGACAACTGCGGCAGCATCGGATGCGGGAGCGGCTGTGGTGTTGGTTTCAGCCGTTTCCATCATCGTTGGTTCGTTCATCGTGTGCCTGTTCCTTCATCATTGCCGGGTATTGCTCCGGGCAGAGCGCATGGACCATGCCGAGCATTCGTAGCCCGTAGTTCCTGCCGCCCTCCGCGAATGCCATCGACATCGCGTTGGTGTTGAAGGAACTGCGGAACACGCCCGCCTGGTCCAGCAGCCGCCACACAATGCGACGGCCTCGCTTGCTGGACATGAGCCATTTCACGTCGGCCTCCTCGTTCTGCCGTTCCAAGCGCTCACGGAGCTCTTTGTCAGCTCTGTCGCGTTCCTGGCCCCGCAGGTCGAGGGGGTCGTAATTGCTCACGGCAGGACTGTATCCCTATGGCTAATGCTTACGGGTACTGTCAACCGCCGTAGAGCATGGTCGCCGCCGGACCCATGCCGCCGCCGGAGTCGATTGACATGTCGGTGATCTGAAGCTCGACGGATGGCTCGAAACCTCCCTCAACCATCGTCGCGCTCGTTTCCGCAACATAAGCACGGGCGGTGATCGTCACAGTGGTTCCGAGTCGCATGGCCGACGTGATCCCAAGTTTCTTCAGTTGTTCAGATCCAAGTTCAATGCACAGTTCCTCCGGGTACATCTCCTCGGATTCGCCGTTGCCTTCGATCTTCATGCTGACCATCGCCATTTCAGACCTCCACCCCTGACGGGGAGCCATATCCGGAGAACATGTTCATCACGTCGGTAAGCGCGTTCTGCTGCCCGGTCGGAGCCTGCGCCATGTTCTTGACGCTCTGCGAGGTCTGCTGCATCGCGGCAGCCTGTTCTTTCGCGGCCATCGCACGGTTGCGGGCGTCGCGCAGGAGCGCGACCTCCTTGTCGGCGATGATGAGCGACGGGTCCACGCCGAGCATGTCAGCGTACACGTCGGCCCACTGGTCCTGGTCGAACTTGTCGAGGATGTCCGGCTTCATGCGGGCAATGGCACCAAGGTTCCCGACGAAGCGGTCCACGGCGTTGGTGCCAATGGCACGTTGCGCC